GTATATACAACAAGTTTATCAACGGTTACGGCTTTTAACACATCTACAATAACAAGTGTTTCTACAACAACCACTTTTAATACGTCTACCAGCACTGTAACCCAATTTAATACCTCTACCACAACCATTACAAGTTTTGGAACTACTGTGCCTACTTCAATAAGTACAAACACAACAGTATCTACAACTAGAACAACTAATACAACATTTGAGACAACTAGGTCAACTACCACAACGTTTGAAACCAGTAGAAGTACTACAACTGCATTTAACACGTCTACAATAGATACAACTTTATTCAATACTTCTACAACAACAACCACAGCATACAACACATCAACGTTTACAAATACAGTATTTAATACATCTACTGTAAAAGTTGTTTTCTTTAATACAAGTACTACTACAACGACTGATTATAACACGTCTACTATAACAACTATAGAGACTAGTAAAGCTACGACGACTGCGTTTACTACAACATGGGAAACAAGCAGATCAACAACTAGAACAACTACTACTGTATTTAATACAAGCACCGTAACAGGAACATTAACTTCTCGTTCAACAACAACTACTTTTAACACAAGTACAATTACAACAATTGGAACTAATAGAAGTACAACAACCGCATTTACAACAACGTGGTCTACATCAAGATCTACATCTAGGTCAACAACTACGGTATTTAACACAAGCACTGTTACAACATTTAGCACAAGTCGCTCTACAACTACAGTATTTAGCACTAGCACAGTTACAACGTTTTCAACAACTCGATCAACAAGTACGGTGTTTTCAACATCAAGATCAACAACAACGGTTGTGTCTACGTCAAGAAGTACCCAAACAACATTTGCAACATCTAGGTCAACAACAGAGTCTAGAACAACGTCAACTGTATTTGTAGTAAGTACAGTATTTAGTACTAGTACAGTAACACAAACATCTAGAACAACCACGGTCAGTACATCTAGAAGTACAACGACTACGTTTAATACCGCTAGAACAACTACATACGCTACAAGTAGAACAACTACATTTAATACATCAAGAGCTACAGTATTTAATACGTCTAGAACCACATTATTCCAGGCTAACACTTCTAGGACTACGTTGTTCCAAGCGAATACAGCTAGAACTACATTGTTCCAAGCGAACACATCTAGAACTACGTTATTCCAGGCAAATACGTCTAGAACAACCACATTTGGTACTACAACAACATATTTAACAAACACAAGTAGAAGTACAACTGAGTCAAGATCAACTGCTACATCAAGAACCACAACGTTCTTAACAAACACAAGCAGAAGCACAACAGAATCTAGGTCTACTACTACAACAAGAACAACGACATATTTAACTAATACAAGCCGAAGCACAATAGAATCTAGAAACACAACAACCACGTTTGCTACATCATCAGGGGTTACTTTAACGCAAGGGTATTACGACATTAACTCTATACCTGCATTTTTATGCTGTAATTCTTTAAGTTTGCCACAAGTTATGTATTACACTAATCCACATTTCCTCGGCTACCCTAGCGGCACCTCTTGTTTCTATGCCAACTCCGCTGGAACCATACCTTTAACTGGTATAGCTACGTATAACATGGGAGATAGTATTCTGCCATTTAATGGAACCTGGTATTGGTGTATAACAGTTGATTTTAATGGATGTTATGTGTCTCGAACTACATGTGAATTAGCACCTTAATAAATAAAAATAAAATATAATATTATGAATGAACAACAACTTTTTGACGAAAATTTAATACCAGAAGTAGGAAATGAAAATTTTACTTTAGTAAAAGTGCACAATGCATCAAATTTTGGTGAAGATTTAGGAGATGTTTCTAAACTATCTGTACCAAACCCCTCGCGCAATACAACAAGCTGGTATTATAATCTTAAAAAATATGCTGAAGTATTTTTTAATGACTGCGCGGATTGTGGTAATCACATATGGGCGGATAGCGAGGGCAACCCAAAACCGGGATATCAAGATGTAAATTGGGGCGATATACTAATACTTGGTCTCGGACTAGGTGTTGTGGCGGAGTACGCTTTAAACACAAAATCCCCTACTTCTATAGATGTAGTTGAATCAAATCAGGATCTGATAGATACTGTAACATGGATATCCGATGACATTAATGTAATTAATCATGATGAATTAACATATCAAACAAGTAAAAAATATGATTTAATAGTATATGATATAATACAATTTGATATACCAAGTGATTTAAGCTCCTCTATACTTAATAATTATGCAAACAACGTTAAAGAAAACGGTAAAATAATAATTCCAATAATTGGAGAAATAATAAACTAAGATGCCAAATACTAGTACAGTAACTTTAACACAGTACTCTACAATAACAGCGTACCAGGCAAACACTAGTAGAAATACAGTGGCTAATACTACTACAACGTATAGTACTACTACTGCGTATCAAGCAAATACCAGTAGAACTACAACGTTTAATACTACAACTACCTATAGTACAACCACTGCTTATCAAGCTAACACTAGTAGAACCACCGCTACGTCAAGAACAACAACGTTTTTAACCAACACCAGTTTAGTAACAACGTTTTTAACTAATACTAGTTTAACAACAACTTTTTTAACAAACACTAGCAGAACAACAACATTTTTAACCAACACTAGTTTAGTTACAACATTTAATACCAGTAGAACTACTACTTTTAACACCAGTAGAACGACTACTTTTGACACCAGTAGAACTACTACTTTTAATACCAGCAGAGCAACTACAACGGTATTTAATACTTCCACTACAACCGTATTCGGCACTACAACCACATTTAGTACACAAAGAAATACTACATATATTGTAAATACCACAACAACATATACAACTACAACTGCATTTAATACATCAACAACGACTACCACCACGTTTAATACCTCTACTACCACCACTACTACGTTTAATACATCTACCGCAACTGTAACTACGTTTAATACATCTCGTACTACTAGCTACGAAACAAGTAGAGCCACTACAACTGTATTTAATACAAGTACAACTACCACTATATCTACTAGTAGAGCAACAACAACGGTGTTTAATACAACATTTAATACTAGCACAATAACAAGTAGAAGTACAATTACAGCTTTTAATACTAGTACACAAACTACTGTTTCGACTAGCAGAACCACTACTACTGCTTTCAACACAAGTACTGTTACTACCGTAAGCACACAAAGAGATACTACAACAACTTTTAACACTGCATTTAACACTAGTACTGTAACTAGCAGATCTACCACAACACTATTTAACACAAGTACACGAACATATTTTGCAACGTCAAGAACAACAACGACAATCTATACTACAACAAGAAATACTATTGACGTTACTTCTACTTTTAGATCTACTGGAACTACATTTGAAACAAGTAAAGCCACAACTACAACATTCCAAACAAGTAGATCCACAATTAGAACTTTTGAAACTAGCTTAAGTACGACAACTGCATTTAATACTAGCACCACAACAACAACTGCATTTAACACGACAACTGCAACGGTAACAACTTTTAATACTAGCACAGCTACTATAACTGTATTTAATACATCTACAGCAACAACAAAGTCAACAGTAACAAATTATAATACTAGTACATCTACGTTAACTACTTTTGCGACATCAAGAGCAACCACGACTGCTTATGAAACTACTTTTGCTACTAGCAGAAGTACAACCACTCTATTTGAGACAAGTAGATCAACAACAACGGCTTTTAATACGGCAACAACAACTACAACTACATTTAATACCAGTACAACAACAGTAACCGTATTTTCAACAAGTAAATCTACTAATACTTTATTTAATACATCGACGTCAACAACTACTGAATTTAACACTAGTACAACGACAACAACTACTTTATCAACAAGTAAAGCAACGACAACAACTTTTAATACGTCTACTACAACAACCACGCAGTTTAATACCAGTACTTCAACAACAACGGAGTTTTCCACTAGTAGGGCTACATCAACGTTGTTTAATACAAGTACAACTACAGTGACCACATTTAGTACTAATAGATCAACAGCCACTGTAATTTCAACGTCTAAAAGTACAACTACAGTATTTAACACGACTAGATCAACAACAACTGCGTTTAATACGTCAACCACTACGGTTACTCAGTTTAATACAAGTACGTCAACCACTACAACGTTTGAAACAACTAGAAATACTGTAACAACATTTGAGACTAGTTTAAGTACAACTACAGAATTTTCTACAAGTAGAAGTACTACAACAACATTTGAAACCAGTTTATCAACAACAACTGTGTTTAATACAAGTACAACAACCGTAACACAATATAATACGTCGACCACTACAACAACTAGTTTTGGTACAACTGTTCCTACAAGTATTGCAACTAGTACTGTATTTAGTACAACAAGAACAACAAATACAACATTTGAAACGAATAGATCGACAACAACTGTATTTAGTACAAATAGAAGCACAACAACAACTTTTAATACTACAACAGCAACTGTTACAGAATTTAACACAAGCACAACTACAGTAACACAATATAATACAAGTACTGCAACTACCACGGAGTTTAATACTACAACCGAGTATACTACAACGTTTAATACTGAGGTCGAAACAATAACAACTTGGTACACGCCATCTACATTAAATAACCAGCCCGGCGAAGTGGTAAGACACCCAAGAAGTTAGAAAGTGCTAAAAATATGTAATTAATATATATACAAATAAATTAAATTAAAAACAATTAAATTAAATTTTTTATGGAAATGTTTAATAAGAAGGAACTAGATAAAAGAATAGGACCTTTAAAAAAAGTAAAAAGCCTTTATAGTTTAGAAGAAGTAGAGGGATATTTTAGAAGAAAATGTAGTGAGTACGGTATAGAATGTAGCTATGATGTTATGGCTGAAGAGATGCCTTATTTTAAAACATTAGCGTATACCGAATATGCCGGCAATTTTTATATACAACCGCTTAATTTCAAATTAAGAAATGAGCAAATGATTGATGCGGAAGCCGATAGTAAAGCTAAAACGGTTGATTATGCATCTATGTTAATACAAAAGGTTGTTAATAATGATAGCAACAAATATTCAAATAGGGAGCAAAATGAATCATTGCCACCAAAAGATTATTTAGTTGTATTGCCTGGTTCAAATAAAGTTAGAGATAATGTGTGTTTAAATAAACTAAAAGATATTAAACAAAAGCATAAGTCTAATGTTTATTTTAAACCTCACCCTATTACAACTCATCAAATAATTGGCGAGCTAAAGGACTTTTTTGGGGAAGAATGCATATTACCAAGAAATATAAACATGTATTATTATTTGCAAAAAGCAAAAGGTGTTTATACAACGCATATTAGTGAAAGCTGTGCATATTCTGTTGTGCTTGGTAAAAAAACAGAACCTATTGATGTTTGGAATAATATTCAAAGAGGGTCTTTTTATTGTATAAATAGTTATTTGTTAGCAAACCAACATAAAGGCAAAGAATATATAAATAAAACATTTTCTAGCCCAAAATCGGGTATTATAAATCCAATGGTTGATTTAGATTGGAAAAAGAAAATAGATCAGTTTTTTGAATATATAATGCCAAAAAGAGAATTATATAAAAATTGGTTTATTGCAGACCAACCAAAATAAAATAGAATGAACAATTTAATTAGAAAAATAAGCATTGGCAGAGATTATAAAAATGAAGCTATGCATTATTCTATTGGCCAAGAAGTATATGGCGGGCATATTATTCATGAAATATTAGAGGAAGACGAAAAATATTCTATTTACATAGAAAAAAACAATGAGATACTTCCTTGGAAAGATTTTAATAAAAATATGGCAATAGCAATAGAATACAATTTAGAGTACTAATGCAAGGGATTTATAATTTTATAGTAAAGCCTAAAAATTCTAGGCATGAATCAAAAAAGAAAATAGGCGATAAAGAAATTATTTTAAATACTGATTTGCAAAACCACAATTACGTAAGCAGAGTTGGTATTGTTATAGAAGAGCCAAAAGTAAATAATACTTCAATATGTGTTGGTGATGAAATAATAGTTCATCATAATGTATTTAGAAGATTTTATGATGTAAGGGGAAACGAAAAAAATAGCCGTAGTTATTATAAAGATGATATGTTTTTTGTAACACCTGATCAAATATTTGCTTACAAAAGAATGGTTAAATGGGTACCATTAAAAGGTTTTAATTTTGTATCACCTATAGAAAACAATAATAAATTTTCAAATGATAAAGAAAAACCATTTGTTGGTGTTTTGAAATATAAAGATCCTTTTTTAAAACAAATATCAGAAAATGATATAGTTGGTTTTAAACCTGGGAGTGAATACGAATTTATTATTGAAAATAAAAAATTATATAGAGTACCCACGAATTCAATTACAATTAAATATGAGCACAAAGGAAACGAAAAAGAATATAATCCAAGCTGGGCGTAAGGCGGTTGATGAACTCATAAAAGTAGCTGAAGAAAAAATCATTACCAATACCGAAGATGACGTTTCTGCAGATAGACTTAAAAACGCTGCTGCAACTAAAAAGCTTGCAATATTTGACGCTTTTGAAATTTTAAATAGAATTGAAGAAGAGGAGGCTATGCTCGAAAACAAACCAATAAAAGAAACTAAACAATCTTTTGGCGGTTTTGCAGAAAAAAGATCTAAGTAATGTATGAGCAAACTCTATATAAGGTTATTGAACCTATAAAAATAAATGCTTTAAAAAGACACAATAAAGCAAAGCGCTGGAAATACGGCTATAATAAAGAGCATGATGTTGTTGTAATAGGCCATACGGGTCAAATAGGCGAGGTTTATGAGATCCAAAACTTAAAAATAGCATTACCATTGGCTCCAAAAAAAATAGCTAATTATAATGAGAAATGGGAAAAGCAAGAATATCCTAAAGAATTAAATAGAATTAAAACAATTTTTGATTGGAAAACATATCCAAATGATTTTCAACAAAAATGGGAACCATATATAGATGAAGAATTTAAAAGACGTGAAGAGGGATTTTGGTTTAATAACAAGGGCAATCCTACTTATATTACTGGCACTCATTACATGTACCTGCAGTGGAGTAAGATTGACGTTGGCGCCCCCGAGTTTAGAGAGGCTAATAGATTATTCTTCATCTTCTGGGAGGCATGCAAAGCTGACCAACGATGTTATGGCATGTGCTATCTCAAAAACAGACGCTCTGGTTTTAGTTTCATGGCATCATCAGAAACCGTTAACATGGCTACAATATCATCCGACGCACGGTTCGGAATATTGTCCAAATCTGGTGCGGACGCAAAAAAGATGTTTACAGACAAAGTGGTACCAATCTCTGTCAACTACCCATTCTTTTTTAAACCAATCCAAGACGGTATGGATAGACCAAAGACCGAGCTTGCGTACAGGGTACCTGCGTCAAAACTCACTAGAAAGTCTATACAGTCAGGGCAGACGAGGGAAGAGCTACAAGGCCTCGACACGACAATCGACTGGAAGAACACAGGGGACAACTCGTACGACGGTGAAAAACTTAAACTCCTCGTACACGACGAATCGGGTAAATGGGAACGGCCGGACAACATCCTCAACAACTGGCGAGTTACAAAGACCACGCTAAGATTAGGTAGCAGAATTATAGGTAAGTGTATGATGGGTTCCACATCTAACGCGCTTGATAAAGGAGGGGAAAATTTTAAAAAATTATACAATGACTCAGACGTTACAAAACGAAATCGCAATGGACAAACTCGCTCAGGATTATATAGTTTGTTCATACCTATGGAATGGAACTACGAAGGATTCATTGATTCTTATGGATTACCTGTATTCGAAACACCAGATGAAGAAGCGTTCGGGCCATATGGGGATATAATTGATTCGGGGGTTATTGAGCATTGGGAAAACGAAGTTGATGGTTTAAAGGGCGATCAAGATGCTTTAAATGAATATTACAGACAATTTCCTAGAACAGAAGAGCACGCATTTAGAGATGAAACAAAAAATAGTTTATTTAATCTAGCAAAAATATATGAACAAATAGACTATAATGAAAATTTAAGAAATAGCGCGGTTGTTACAAAAGGCAGCTTTGCTTGGGAAAATGGTATAAAAGATACTAAAGTAATATTTACACCCAATCAAAATGGCAGGTTTAATATTAGTTGGGTGCCTAGTGTTAATTTACAAAACCGCGTAATAGTAAAAAATGGGATTAAATATCCAGGTAATGAACATATAGGTGCATTTGGATGCGACTCTTATGATATATCCGGAACCGTAGGTGGGCAAGGATCTAAAGGAGCACTACATGGTTTAACAACATTTAGTATGGAAGACGCGCCGCCTAATACGTTTTTTCTTGAGTATATAGCTCGACCACAAACCGCGGAAATGTTTTTTGAAGACGTATTAATGGCATTAGTTTTTTATGGTATGCCTTTATTAGCTGAAAATAATAAACCTAGATTGTTATACTATTTAAAAAGAAGAGGTTATAGAGGATACTCAATGAATAGACCAGATAAGATTTGGAATAAATTATCTACGGCAGAAAAAGAAATAGGAGGTATACCGAATTCAAGTGAAGATATTAAACAAGCACACGCTTCAGCAATAGAAACGTATATAAATTCACATGTTGGAGTTAAGTCAGATGGAGAGTATGGTACTATGTATTTTAATGAAACCTTAAATGATTGGTCTAAATTTGAATTTACAAATAGAACAAAATACGACGCATCAATAAGTTCGGGGCTAGCTATTATGGCATGTAATAGGCATTTATATAGACCTGTAAAAGAATTTAAAAAGCAACCATTAAATATTAAAATAGCAAGATACGCAAATAGCGGAACAATTTCAAAAATAA